TGCTATATCACTCATCTGCTAACTCTTTTATTGCTTCGTTAATACTTTGTTGTTGATACCCTAATTGAATTAATAAACCTGTTATTATATCCATTATTTCTACAGCATCTAAATCATCGTTTGGTGTTTCTACTGTATATATAAATCCGTAATGTTTAATTTCTATTTTCATATTTTACTTTTAATAGTGAATAGTAAACTTTATTTACACTTTCTTTGTTACAACCTCTGTTATAATAGAATTTTATTATTCTTTGTATTCTTTGTAAATCTGACATAGTTATAAATTTAAAAGTTCTTGTTTAACTTGGTACCAATATTTTAAATTAGGATTTAATTCTCCATTTGCATCTGCTAAATAGGTATCTATATATTCCCATTGATTAATAACTAAATCAACTGCTATTAATGCACATTGTTTTTTTTCGTGTATAGATAACGCTGTTTTGTAATTTAAAAAACTATACTTATTTATTAACTCTATTGCTTTTTCTTTTGGTGCCATAGTTAAAATATTATAGGGTTAATACTCTTTTGGTTCTCGTAATAATTAAAAACAATAAAACTACTATTTGTGTTTTTGAAGTTCGTTTTTACCCAGTCGCTTGGTGGAGAAAAAGCACCGAAATTTTGATATTCAAAAGCAGATGATGAAGTAAAATCTAATAATAATTGGTGGCTGTCGCCCTTGCTAAATTCAATTTTGTAGTTATGTAGTTTATATTCATCAATATAGTTTTTAATCTTTTCAATTTGTACAGCGTCTAAATGTGGTTTAAAACCAAACTTCATATTTTTATCGTCTTTTCCGTGAGTTAAAATAAAACATCTGTTTTCTACGATATAATGGTCTATAAATTTTCTTTGATTGACTACCTTAACATTTTCGTATTTAAGCTCTATATACGCTTTAAATGCAGAATTAACGATATATCCAAAACTTCCAGCGTGGTTATCATTGCAAATATTAATACATTCTATAGTATTATAGTAAGGAATTAAAGCATCTATTAAACGTATTTTAAAACTTAACCCAACATCAAACGCTTTTTGGTTATCCATATTTTGCGGTAAACTATGCCCACCTCGAGTAGTTACTGCGTCATAGCCATCCATAAAATCACCTAACTCGTGTATGATTAAAGTATCTGATTGCTTGTTAATTAAAGTTTGTGAAACCATAATTTCTAAACGCTTTTCAACTTCTGCTTCATTCCAAACACCATCATATAAACTATATCCGTTTTGGTTTACTTCCATACCAATATGTACATCAGTATAGACTAATCTATCAAATATTGATAAATCTAATTTACTTGAAATTTTAGGTAATTTAATTGGCTTAACTAAATCTTTAAAAATATTAGTGAAATCAATTTCTTTTTCTAATTCTACTTCTGTTTGTGGTTCTATATATTCTGGGTTCTTTACAAATATGCTGCTTTGCTTTGTTTTAAGCCACATATGCTTAACCGAAGTGTTTGGCACATCTAATTCGTTAGTAGCATTATAAATACCCTCGTGCTGGTCTAATAACCTTGCTCTATGTCTTTTAATGTATGTGCGAAGTAAATCTACATCTCTGTTAATATTGCCACCATCATTAGTATTTAATAATTTTTTAGCAATTTCGGTATCAGTACAATTTTTATTAGCCTGTAATAATTCAGTTAATTGTACATCGTAATCATTCCATTTTGAAAATCTCATAACTTATTTGTTTAAAAGTTTTAACAAATATATAAAAATATTTTGTATATCAAAAAAATATGTTATATTTGCGTATTCATAATTTGTTTTGATTAATAGTTAAGAAAAAACCCTTGCAGTATTTGTAAGGGTTTTTTTGATTAAATGTTTTTATATTCTTGCTTGGCTTCAAAACTCGGACAGGCTTTTTTAACTCCAAAATCTTTATGTCCTTGTACTATTGCATTTGGGAATTGTTTTTTAGCTTGTTTTATTAAATATAATAAACTTTCTTTTTGCTTTAACGTTCTTGTATCTTTTGGATTTCCTTTTGCATCTATTCCACCAATATAACTAAAATGTATTGAAGTAGAATTAAAGCCTTTAACACCGTTTGTAATTTGCTCATAGTTTGCTAACTCGTGTATAATTCCGTTAGCATCTATTAACCTATGATAACCTACAGACTTCCATTTTAAAACATCTTTCCAATAATTTAAAATTGATTGTTTAGTAGCAGTTGGTTGAGTAGCTGTGCAGTGAATTACAATATAATTAATTTTTCTCATTATTTTTATTTTTATAAGTTTCTATTGTTTTTAAAACTGTATAGAATATAGAGGCAATTAATAGAATTATTTTTAAAGCATTTTCTATGTTAGAGAAACTTAATAGCATACTAATACTATTAAAAAAATATAATTTTAAATCGTTATGCGACATTTTTACTTTTCATTAAACGTTCAACAATATTCGTTACTCCCTCAATAGTTATGTAAGAAGTAGAAACTATTACCCAATCAGTAGAAGTAATAACTCCAGAAAATAAACCTGCAGAAGCTATTACGAATACTGTAAGTTTTCTACTTAACCATTTATTTAAAAATAAATCTATTTTTTCTTTATTGCTCATTATATTGCAAATATATGTTTAGGAGTTTTAACTTCTATTTCGTTTTCAAACTTAATTTCTTTTTCGCTCATAACGTCAAAATGATAACCATCAGCATAAACAGGTTCTTTAATTAAATTAAAATCTTCATCTATAATTCCGTTTTCTAAAATAATTAAACCTAATTCTACAACCGCTTGTATTCCATCTCCATAAAATAATTCATCTTTTACTTCTTTGTAAACTTCTTTGCTAATTAAATCAGCTATTGCAGTTTTTTTATCTGTATATTTTAATTTATATACGTACATATTAAATAGTTGTTAAAGTTGCTAATTCGCTATTACTTAATCTTGTTTTCCAAACATTTGCGTTATTTATGCTATCGTTAAATTGTGATGCACCTGCGTAATTATGCCCTAAATCTACTCGGCTACAGGTTGGAATAGTAGCACTTGTATCAGTACCTATTTGAACTCCATTTATATAAAATACAATATCATTATTTTTATAAGCTAAAGCTAATTTATAAGTACCTGTTGTGCTAATAGTTGAGCTTATTATATTACATTGTAAAGTTCCAGCATTAAAAATCCTTGCTCTTATTATATTTGAATTTGCACCAGAAAAAGCCATATAAATACGATTATTTGCTGTACCGTCTGACAAATGAAAAATGTATCTTGAAGCAGCACCTAATAATTTACTAACTTTAATTTCAGCATATATAGTACCCTCTGTTTGACCTATTAAACTACTTACAGAAGTTTTATTAATTACATCTGCATTTCGTGTTACACTTGCTGTAGTTGTAGGAATATAAGAAGTGTTATCTGAGCCTAACTCTATTTGAGAACCCCAAAGGTAAAGTCCAGAACCAGAAGTACCTGCATAACTTGAAGAACCCGAATTATTTAATATACTAAATAATACTTGAGTACTTGCCCCTGTTAAATTCGGCCACGTTGCAGAGCATTTATACCAACCGTTACCATAGTTTTCTATTTTACCATTTTTAGCAGGTGCTGTGCTTGTAGCTGTAACTGCTGTTAAATCAAATGTAACATTTCCACCAACTGTAAAAACTTCTGATATTTGAAATTTATTACGTTCACCTGCTTTTACAAAAACTGAAACAGTATAATCTGCTAAAGTTACAGGAGGGTTAAGAATATCAACAGCGTGTAAACCTGTAGAAGTATCTTCTACTAATTTATCTGCTGTAGTAGTTCCATCAGGTGCAATAATACTATTTGTAGTTACAGTAGAACCTATTTTTATATAAACAGCATTGCTAAAATCTTCACTATACGTTTGTACGTTTGTTCTTTGTGGTTCTACTAATACACTTGGGCAAGTAGAATTTAGATAATTTAAACGTGGTACATTACTTGCTACGCTTTCAATTAAACCTGCACTATTAACTCGCCTTGCTGTTGTAGCTCTTGTAACGCTTAAATCACCTGCACCGTCTGTAGGCTTTACAGCGTATAACTTACTCGCTTTCGTTCCGTTTGGCGTTACTACCAAAGAAGCACTTTCAAATAAACTCATTATATATTTTCTATTAAATTAATTAAACATTGTTTTGCTTCAAATACTCCACTATCTGTGGCTATTTTTGATATAAAATCTACAACCGCTTCAATTTCATTACCTAAAATTTCAGTTTCACCATTCCAACTAACAGAATAAATAGAACCCCAATTTATATCGTTATTTATAGCACCTTGACCCCAACCTATATCGTTGTTATTTACGCCCTGCCCCCAATCAATACTATTTGCCATTGTTATTTTTTAAAGTTTCTACTTTTTTTAATTGCTCTACTTTAGCTAAATATAAATTTAGCTTTTTAAAGTTTTTAATTTTTACGTTATTATAAATACCAACCGCCATAAAAATTATTTGTATCAGGGTTTACATCCTCGTTATTGTTGTTATTATATTCAGGATATGTATTAGTATTATAACACATAAAATCTATAAAACGCTGTGTATAACTTTCTGCTATATCCCTTTCTTTTTCAACTAAAAAATCAACTTCTGCTTTATCTACATTTGTAGCGTTTTCAGAAGTGTGTTTAAACAAACCTTTGTTACTTAATGTGTATGCAGCAAATGGTAAATAATAAACCATTGCCCAATGAATAAGCATAGGTTTAACGTAAACCGTTAAAAGATTTTTATAATCTACAAACTCAGTTTCGTTAATATCGTCGTTTAAAATCAAATCCTGTAACTTTTTGTAAAGTTTAGAACCTAAATAGTTTTGAATAGTAATATCTTGGCTAATTTTAATATACTCGATAAAATCATCAGCATCTAAATTACCATTTGTAATTGTAAATTTCTTTACATCTTCTGTACTTATTAATAATGCGTAAGCCATATTTTAATTTGTTTTAGGTAAAAATCCCTTGTTAGGCATATCTATAGGTCTTTGTGCTACTAAATTTGGGTTTTTAATAACGTAACCATATTTCTCTGCTTTTGCACCTGCTATCTGTTTTGCTTTTGGTGAATTAACATCAATATTTACACCCTCAAAACTTGCGTAAACTTGTTTGTTCCATCTATGATGACAAGCACCACCGCCTTTATATAACCACACATCTACAAAAGGCGAACCATTAGGTCCGAAACCTTTTTGTTCTCCCTCGTTATTAGTTCTAACCTCGTTTACTATTTTACTTGACATAGCAACAATATCTTCTTTACGATATATTTTACCTGCATCAATCATTTTCTGACAAAACTTTCTGCTTTTTGTAGAAGTTTCTCCTGCATATACATAGCGTGTAATAAATCTTACACCATCTATATTTTCATCTTGCTCACTTTTTGCGTTACCTCTTGCAGTTCCTGTACTTACAAAATTGTACGCTTTACTTAATAAACTTTGTTTAGGCTCTTTAGATAATATTTCATTTTCTGCATCATCATTATCATAATCTACTTCGCTTTCATCAATTAAAAGCCATTTAGCGTTTGCTGTTTCGCCTAATTCAATTAAACTATTAGCTACTTCATTATCTAAATTATCTTCGCTTAAACAACAAGTATGTGCAGATAATTGTGTACCTGTTTCTTCTGTTACTTGGTCTTGTGTTTGTGCATTTGTTAAATCTGTAAACTCTAAAGGTTGAATAGTTTTAAAGTATAATTTTAATTTAATATCATTAACAGCTAAAATAATATCTAATGCATCGATAATTTCTAATTGGTATGGTTTAATCACCAAGTTATCATATAACAAAGTAGCTGTTTTAATCTCATCTGCATTGTTACTAAAACCACCACCTGCATCACGAATACCTAAAAGCATTGGCGAAGTAACTCTATGCCCTACAACTAATTTTTCAAAACATTCTTTACTTAAATACTCGTAGTGTGCAGGTGCATCGTTTAAAGGAATATCATCTACAGTAGTTTTATTTTCTACAGAGCTGTTAAATCCTACAATTACTTTTTCACCTCTTGCACCTGTTAATTTTCTTTTAACCTCGTTTGCAATTTCTTCTCTTTTTTCTTCAGGTGGCACACCGTTATTAAAATTGATAACTTTAGTACCACTAAAACCATTCATTACATCGTTAATCAAATAATCAGATACTTCTTCTTCTAACTTTGCGTAAGGTAAAGCACCGCTATAATCAATAGGCGTATAATAATGATAACCACTAATATAAGGCTTAATAATGTATAACTCTACTTCTTTACCATCACCAAAACCAAAAGCAGGAATACGTTTTATTTCTTCACTTGGTTTTTTATTAGCCCAATCAGGGTGATAATACCACGCTTCAATTTCGCCTTTATCGTTGCATTTTTCAGCACGTAAAGTATGCATAGGAAAATGGTCTACGAATTTAACTTCGCCTTTTTCATAACCTACCTGCATAGCAGCCATTCCTAAAAGTTTACGCTCTAAACCTATTTTTTTTAAACAATTTGGTTTAATAATAGAAATCATTTTAGCGTACTCATCAGGTTTTTTATTAGCATCTAATGCTGATATACCTTTTCCGTAAATCATATTAGATACACCTGTTATAATAGCGTTGTTAGTTGTGCTGTATAAATACCTTTCAATTAAAAAATTAAAGTAATTATTGTCTAATCCGTATTCTACAAATTCACCCTTTTTACTTTCGTTTATTTGTGGTGAAGTATATGCACTTAAATTTAAAATGTGAAACATATTA